ATTATGCACTGGGCTCCAATTTAACTACTAACGGAAATCCATTGTTGCGAGCTAACATGGTAACTTCGATGCCTTTTTGTTCAGCCATTTCAAATGGTAGTGTAGCAACCACTGCACTGCCTTCTAAATGAATCTTCATTGTAATGTCTTCAGCAGCTTCTTCGCTATATTCAAAAAAGATCAGCAGACTCTGTACTACAAATTCCTGTGTAGTGACTTCGTCGTTGATGTAGATAACATTCCAAGGAGGAGGTTCTTTGATGTCCTCGCGGGGTTTGATCTTTACGGGGGTTTTTTCTTGTGTGTCTGTGGCCATAATAAAACAAAAAAGGGGAGTTGAACTCCCCTTAATTATAGCACCTTTACTTTATTTTGTATAGGTGATTTGGATCTTTTTGGGCTTATTTTCTTCCGGAACGATCTGCTCCAGTGCAATAGCCAAAATACCGTTCTGCACTGTGGCTGCTCGAACTTCAACATTGTCAGCCAATGTAAAGTTACGCTCAAAACCTCTGGTACTAATGCCCTTGTGAACATATTCAGTTTCACTGTCTTGTTCTTTTTTGGCTTTGGTGCCTTTAACAATCAAACTGTTTTCCTTTAGTTCAACATCGATTTCGTCCTCGCCAAAACCAGCCACTGCGATTTCGATAACATAATGTGTGTCATCAAGTTTGGCAATGTTGTAGGGAGGATAGTTGTCGTTGCTGCGACTGTTGGCAAATGTCCTATTCATTTCGTCGAACAATCTATTAAAACCAATCGCGTGACGAGCAAAAGTAGGAATGTCAAGGGTACGGATTTCAAAAGTGTTTGTCATAGTTTTTCTCCTTTATAAGCAAGTATGACTTGTAGACCCCAATCGGGCATCTACACAAGTATTTATTATAGTTATTTCTTTATTCACTGTCAAACGATTTGGGCGGGCCCATGGGCTCTACAAATCGAAATTTAGTAATATAACTTTTCAGCTGATGATCGGTTTGCGGATTCCAAGTTAGTGCAAAAAAGTCATAGTATTTGGGATCAGCAAAAGTTACCCTAAGTGTAAGTCTAACTGGTTTGATAGCTAGAAATTCTATGCCGTAGCGTTTAGACCAAACAGCAAGTTGATTTTTAATACCTGATGCTGTATATGCAGCTGCCATGCCACCTGCACCTGTTGGCAAGCTGAATTCTATGTACATTAGTACAGTTTTTTAGGCAAACTTTGAGCTTCTAATTTCTTACGCCAACGATTTTTTGCGGCTCCAGCTGCTCGCTTTTTGGCGGTTGTGGGTTTTTCGTAGAATTCGCGTTCTTTCAAATTTTGCAACAGTCTGCTTTCTGCTACTTTTTTCTTAAACTTTCTTAAAGTCTTGTCTAAATGATCGCCGTCTTTGGCAATTACAGCAATACCTCTTATATGTCGTCTTTCAAAACTCATCGTAGATCCTTTGTACAATCTGAACGGGCGTCAAATCTCGATAGTCTCTGCAATTGTATCGTTTAACGCAACGATGTTTAAGACCTTCTTCCCATATTGGGTCTTTCATGCTGTCATCGTAGATATAAACATCAAAGTCTTTGTCCTCGGGCAAAGCACTGAATGCGGCTTTAATTTCTTCATCAGTCCATTTACAGTTAAACAGCCAAATTTTCTTTAATTCGCTGTCTATGTCCATGTCAGGTGGTGTATAGATATTCATGTTATCCTCGTTTTGCAGTAACCATTAAATGCCAACCCAAGGCTCGTTCAATGATTTTAAACAGTTCTGGCGGCATAGCTGCAAACCAGGGTTGTTTAACATATTCATATTTAACATAATGTTCAATGTTCCAGGGAAAAATAAAGTCCTGTTCAACATGAACATTGTCAAACATATGAAACAGTTCTCTTGCTTGTTGTTTGGTATATGTCACGGCCTGTGGGCAATTGTCCTGAGCTTCGGGTTGATCCCAACCAGCATCTATAAGTATGTTTTTCCAACTGTTTTTAGCATACAGCATGGCACGAATTTCCCCACCGTCAGCTAACAAATTAGGAAAGTTAGCAACTACACGGTCTGGACGGGGAGCATGATGTATAACACCAAAACTGTAAATTAAATCAAACTTTTCACGCGGATCAAACATTGCATCTAATTCTTCAGCGTTGGCAGTGAAAATTTCACCTTTAAGACCAAACACATCAAAACGCTGTTTGCAGAGTTTTACGCTGGCTTCACTGAGATCTACACCTGTGTAATCAGCGCCAGCACGGGCAAAGTTGACAGCATCTGTGCCAATGCCGCAGCCGACTTCTAGTACTCGCTTGCCCCGCCAGCGTTCAAATTCTGGAAAAGTATAGTTATGGGGTTCATTGGCGTATCGTCTTGCTTCGACTTCATCAAAGTATTCTTTAGTGCCAACGGGACTTTGACTATGCCTAATGTTGCAGGGACGATTATTCCAATAGGTTCTAATTTGTTCTAGTAGTTCTTGATTATTGTTTGACATGTTGTTCTAGTTTTTGAATCCATTCACGCAGTTCCTGTTGTCTATCAGGATGTGCATAGTCTTCAGGGTTGGTGGGATCTTTGCCGTCGGCAGCATAGCTTTGCTCACGGAAAGTTTCATCATTGTTATTGCCTGTGACATCTGCACGATCATGGTATACCTGCACAGGGATATTCAACAGTCTTCCCACGGGAGCAGTTACATTATAGATCCACCAATCACTGTGATTAACAGGACTTACACGACCAAATACCTGTAACCATTCACGGGGAATGATTGGAAATAGTGCAAAGGGATGGTTCATTGTTACACAAGGCATACGCAATAAACCAAACCAGTCATCGTGTTTGACAATTTCGTCGTCCCAGTTTTCTGTCAGCATCAATGCGTCATCATTCCAAAACATGATCCAGTCGCCAGAGGCCTGTTCTGCTAAGAAGTTAACATACTTGTAGAGTCTAAGATAGCCAAATCGTTCAGTTTCAAACACTTTGCTAGTAGCTGAAGACTGTCCTATATACGGAAACCAAGTTTCAGTAAAAAAGTTTCTGCTTTCTTCGTCGTCATTGTCATAGGCCACAAGTATTTCAATTCTACTGGTGTCGCGAGCATTGGCCAGTAAACTGCCTATGCTTTTGACAACTGCTTCTGTTCTTTTGCGTGTAGGTAATAGTATAGATATTTTAGGTTTGGTCATTTTGTTGAATTTTGAGTTCTTCAGCTACCAGCTCTTGCTCAGTAGCACTTAATTGATCGATGTCATATTCACCAGTTTTGAGTTTTTCAATTAAGAATAAAATGTATTGACGGTCGTAAGTATAGCTGTCTGTGCGTTCTTTGTCAACTTCAATCCATTTTGTGCCGTTGTATTTGAATAATTTATTGGGAGTATAATCAACTCGCAAAAACATTTCGCCTTTTTCAGCGGTGTTAGGGAAAGTTAAACCGAAACTGCTTTTAGCTGCTCGACCTTCCACATTGTCTGCTTGAAGCTTGAATGCTGATGCCAGCTGAGGGAAATCATGTTCGAAGACTTTTTGATGCATCTTCTTGCCGCCAACTTCAAAATAATCTTCGCCCACCCGCTTAACACCTTGTAAGGGTTGATCCTGTTCTGCCAAGTAATCTCCAGGTCTGTCAACTATATCAATACCTGCGGCTAATATTTCTTTATCTTGATTTGTAACTAAGCGCTCATCATCGTAGGCATGTACGACTTCATCTGTGTTAATGACAGCGTTTGCTTCTTCCTTATAGACCATTGGTTTCAAATTTTTGAAATGTACAAATGGTTTAAAAAGATAAGGATGTCTTTGTTCTAAAGATTTTTCGGGTTCTACTTCGTATGTTTGTTCACCACGGCTGGTGTCATTTTCCTCCCGAAACATCCAACCTGGTGGGTGTGGATCTGGTTTAACTGTGACTTGGTCTATTGTAGGTTTTTCTTTTGTGTCCGCTGATTCTATAATTTGATCGATTTGAGTCTGCGATAAAGCACCATCATCCTGTTCATAAGCAGGTTTGGCTTTATCTTCTCGGGCCCATCGTAGACTTTGTTGTGCTGCCAAAATTAACACCAGGGCTAGTGGATCAAACACAGCAACAATAATGATAATAACCCAGCGTACTGCTCGCTCTAAGACATTAGCATCTGGGTTGTCACCATAGATCAAGGCCGCAATGTATTTGATCGGACCGACCTCAGCTTCGACCTTTCTAACTTCGGCGGCAAGAGGCGCACGGGCATCGTTAAGTTCCGCAATAAGCTTCTGCGACTGTAGTATTTCAGTTTGAAGTCTAACACGCTCTTTCTGCTGGGCCCTTCTAAGAGCCACAGCTTTGTCGGCACCTTTTTCATCTGTTGAGCGGCCCAGTACTTGGTCCACTCCCTCATCCATCTGTTTAAGTGCCTTACGGTTTGCTTCAATATTTTCCTTTTCGGTTTTGATCTTTTCATCATATATTGCTACCTTGGCTGTACTGTCACCGGATACTAAATTTTGATCGCTGTGGGCTTTGCTCAAATATCCAAAAATTCCCATGCTGGTCAGCAACATCAAAAATGCCACTGCTGGCACCAAATACAGTTTGTAAGTAATGCTGGCACGGGCCCAATACATCTTTAGCCACACGGCCGCGGTCACCTTACCTACTTCAAGTGCTGCACCCATGATAATAATGGGAATAACAGCCGCACTGAAAATCGCAGTAAGACCAACAATACTATAGTAAGCAGCAACTGCACTGATAGTAATTGCTACCAGCAGTGTGAATAAACCAAATATCATAGATATATTTATTGCATATAGTTAGGTAATTTTTAGTTTTGCCGCATCCTGTCTGTCCGAATACAAACAAGTACCTCGTTGACGCACAAGGTCAGCACTGCCCTGTGGATCACCGTCAAACATGCTTTTAATGTCTCGATCGTCTATTCCATCTTCAACTTCTATGGCATAGATTTCATAGTGTCGCTGAGAATTAAACCTTGCACGAAGTTTTAAATAGTGCAGCAGTGTGGAACCACTTTGCCTAGGTGCAGTTTCGTCGTAGGTGCCTTGAAGGATTTCAAATGTTATTTGACGATCAGCAGCAGTGGCATTAAACACACATTCAACGCCTAACTGATCCCAACTGATAATAAAAATATTTGACACAGCAGTTTCTAAAAGTTATCTGTTAGTGTAGCATAAAACAGTTCAGCGATCAATGCGATTGGTATTATTTTTTATCATTAAACCACGCATCGACCATGGCATAACTCATACTATAAACTTGTTTAGCCATTTCAAAAAAACCAAAAAGTATAAAATATACACCAATTGGCACCATCCAAATTGGACAAGTGATCAGCAGTACAACAGCTAAGAATTTTTTTGTTGGTTGGTTCATTCTTCAACTCCAAAATGTTCTTCTAATCGTTGAGCAATATCAAGTGGTACAGTAACACCTTGCCAATTATTTGACGGCATTCTTGCTGGGTGATTGTAGCATATATCCACACATTCCCGAACAATCAACTCGGCGAACTTTTCAACATCAAATTCACGGATCAGGTAGGGAGATCCATCGTCGGTGTGGAGGAGTGTTTCTCTGTCAGCCTCTAGCATAAGTTTTCTAATTCGTTCTTTCATTTTATAATCTCACTTTCCAATGTCATCGTATTAACTTATTAAACACATCTAACTTGTCTAGGCACTTGAGGCACAGTGAGTTGTAGCCTGGACCGCCTGTTGAAGAAATAGCACTGCCACAACTGGAGCAAAGAATGAATGCTTGTGTTGTGACATAGCCTCTGCGGGCAGGGTAGATGGGTTCCAGCCTGTAGCCAATAGGCTCACGGTCTTCGGGCTCCTTTGGAGTTTCCACAAAAAGTGTAACATCATCCGCAGGCTTACGATCGCCCAGCCACTGAATCTCACCGTTCTCTAACCACCCTACTGCTTTCATAGTTCGACACCGAAATGTTCTTTAAAGGATTGAACAAGAATTGATATAACATCAACCTCTTTCAATTCTGTATCAGTGAATTTAAGTGTAGACAATGCTTGATTGATTTTTGCTTTTACATCGTGTGTTCGAGCCTCTGTTAGATTTTTTGTTACTTCACACCCGTAAAGACCCAGCCAAGTCAACTGTTTATCGGTAAACTTTCCTGAAAAGAATTGGTCAGGTCCGCTTGCATGATGCCATTTACTGCCTTTGACTTTTGCCTTGCCCAAAAGTTGAATGGCATCTGAATGTGTCTCCCAATGATTAGTTTTTCCAAGTTGCGGCGGCACTTTGAGTAGCAGTGTGGGCCGGTCGTTCATTCCAATTCTCCTGTTTCACAATTGACCCGGCTGACATAGACAGCCTGTGTTTTCTTATAGATCAAATTATAATCCATTACAAACACCTTAGCGTCATACTCAGTCTCAAATTCTTTTTCGTCCTTGACCTTGTGCAGGTTAGGCAGACCGTTTTCTACAGGGTGGACTCGGACGATGTGTTTGTATTCAACTCCGAAATGTTTCAAGATGGCAGATTCACCAGAAGCAGCGCCATTGGTTGCAGCATACTCGTCAAATGCAACACCAGCACATTCCCTAACAATCAACTCGGCGAACTTTTGTCGGTCAAAAATTGGATTCTTTTTCAGTGGATCCGCTTCTGTATACCATTCGGCAGCGTCTGAAAGTTCTTTAATCTTTTCTGTCATCTTTTTGTTCATTCTTCAACTCCGAAATGTTCTCGAATGGTTCTTACACATCCGTTAGCCGCACTTCTAACATCATTCAATCGGCTGTCATTGACAATGGCCTGGGCGCATTCCCCGACAATTAACTCGGCGAATTTTTCAAATTCTTTGAGTTTTGAAACTTCGACAAAGAAAGAATCGTCACTGACTGTTTGGTTGATACTCATTGCCTCAAAGGCAAGTTTTTTAATTCGTTCGTTCATTCTTTAACTCCGAAATGTAATAAATGCTCGGCTGATTAGTCCAGCCGCATTTCGCATACCATGCACACTATCCTCGTCAGCCTTTTCGGCCTCTGCTTCAATCATATTAACACATTCAGCCACAATCAACTCGGCGAACTTTTCTTTGTCAAACACAATGGTGTCGTCATGGAGACTGGCATAACCATAACATTGTTTTTCAATTTCTTTAATTCGTTCGTTCATTTTGATATCACCATCATAAAAGTTAAAACAAGAATCGCCATAATACAAACAAACGGGATGCTGTAAGATACTTCATTTTCAATTCGTTCGTTCATTTGTAATCTGCCCATTTTAAAAATTTTACAGGAATTTGAACTACAATACCATCCAACAGTTTAGTTTCTGCTATCCACCAAGAACTATGATCAAGTCCCATTCCTCCTGGTCGGTATTGAATTCGAAAATGATCCATCGTTATTCAACTCCGAAATGGTTTTTAATCATTCGAGCCGCATCTTCAAACGCATCTTCTTTGGCTCGACACCTCTCATAATAATCTCTCGATTCATAAGGGGCAGGCTTGGAAAAGTATTCCTTTTCATCATTCATAAGTGCCACACATTCCCTGACAATCAACTCGGCGAACTTTTCCTTATTGAATTCAGGATCAACAAACGGGCCATGATCTGACGCATAGTAGCCGTCAGTCCAACCAGCCTGTTCAGCCAGTTCTTTAATTCGTTCGTTCATAGCACATCCTCTGGACACGGCGTTCTTACCATATCAATGATAACGTAGGCCCATAACAAAAAATATAGATATTGTATCATTCTTTACCTTCTCCAAGTTGACCAGACAATGCGTATGCTACTGCCCAAAACGCGGCAACTTCACCTTGTTTAAAGTGGTATTTCTTAGCAAGGGTAGCAATCATATCAGTTACCAGGTCCTGAGCGTCCCACGGCAATCCGTGTCCGCCTACGTTTTGTTCGTTCATTCTTCAACTCCAAAATGTTCTTTAATCCTGTGTTCAATCTTCACGGCTACATCTGCATTGAGTTCTGCCTTATCCCACATATCGTAGGGAACACGGATACATTCCTGAACAATCAACTCGGCGAACTTTTCATTAATCAAGTCTTTAACATGATAGGAATCAGTGTTTAGTCTGGACTCGTCACCGCCGGTATGTTCATCTGCAACCAGTTGTGTAGCCTGTTCAGCAAGTAGTTTAATTCGTTCGTTCATTTTGATATCACCATCATAAAAGTTAAAACAAGAATCGCCATAATACAAACAAACGGGATGCTGTAAGATACTTCATTTTCATTTTGTTCGTTCATTATTGAAATTCCAAAAGGTCAGCTACTTCATCGTTATACAAATAAGACAAAGTTTTCCACACAGAATCGGTTATATTATTACCTTCACGGAACCGAGTATAGTGGTATTTAAAATAGTTTTCATCACCACGAGCCTCGGCGTATTTCTCAGCACGAATAAGGTAATCTATTTTGCTCATAGTAATTAACCCCATGCCAGCCCAAATCGTTTAGCACACACAGGACCATAGCCAACATCCAAGCTACGACCATCCTCCAGTTTATGATTGCAAAAACTGCAACCACCAGTCAGACGACCATACTTGCCAGCAATTTCAGCAGGCCGATCAGCAAACTCGGTGATTAAAGCCTGCACATCTGCGTCAGCACTGCGAGTACCAAAGAAGTCGCCATTGGCATCAATACGGCCAAAAAACTTGTTAGCACCAAACGGCCCGCCGTCAGTAATGAGAATCTGGCCAGCATATTTGCTCATTGCACCAGCACGAGCGAACACAACATTTTGACCCGCAGCAGACTGTACCGCAACCTTGACACGGCGCAATTTCTGTGCGGCCACAGCAAACAGGTCTTGAATTTTCTGCACATTGACCTGCTGAGTGGGTGCAGAAGCAGGTGCAGCAGCTCGTTGAGTTAGCGTATCCACCCAAGCCAGTTGCTTGTCGCTGAGCCGACCCCAGGTGCGGAGGTTTTGAGCCAGGCTTTGAGCAAAGCCAGCATCGTTGCGGCTCAGTTTATTGACTACTGCCAGGAGGGCGTCAACACGGGTCTGGTGATCGGCATTGACTTCAACAGGCTTACGACTGCGGTAGAACATCACAAACTCCTTTTTACTTACTATGCCAATATTATAGCAAAATTGCCAATTTTAATCAACCAAAATTTTGTAATACTTAATACTGATTCAGTGCAGGACAAAGTTCAGCAATCAAGCCGCGTTCCATGGCATGTGCAACATCACGACCACGCACTACACCAATTACTTCCATTTCAAAAGCATCAGCACCATGGTCACGAATGCTGCGGCACAGAGCCCAGTCTTTGTTTTCAGTGACTGCACGGCGAACATGTTTTTGCCAACGAACTTTCAATGCTTTTTTCAATTGTTGGCCGCAAACTGTAATACCAATGTAATAGTCGCCGGTGTTGGTGTTAGCCAACATATACACAGCATGTTTACGGTCTGAACGGACTTTTCTTTTCATCATAATGTATTATACAACCAAAATGAATTAATTGCAAGTTCAAAATGTAATACTTTATGCTACTTGTTCTATGCTGGCACGCCAATAACAGTCCGGGCTTCCGCCCGTTTCCCAATGTTTTTTGTATGCTTTTGCTTCTTCTAATGTAGTAAAGAATTTGGTATCTTTGGGGTCAACTCTTTGTCCCCAACCCCGCTCATACTCAGTGACTGTGACTTTGTACAATCCAGAAAGTTTGACTTCTGCCATTTTGAGCTCCTTTCTTTAGGATTTAATAATAACACAAAATGGATTAAAATGCAAGTAACACCAAAGTATTACTTAATGCAGAGTATGCGTAGCATGAAGGTCCACGCCAAAGGCCTTCATTAGTACAAGAATTTGTTCGCTGACTACAGCAGTTTCATCATCAGGGCACAACAGTGTTTTTAGTGCGCCATTTTTGTCTACCACAAACACATAATCGTCGTCTGCAATGTTATCGAAAAAATCGTCCTCGGTACCTTCATCAGTGTTGTTTAAATTTTGTGCCATTTTTTTGTTTCTCCAATTTTTTCAAATAGCGATTGCCTTTGCGAACAAATTTTAACACCACCGGATCATTTTTGTCAAAGACCCTTGTGTAGGTTCTGTATAAATTGGTTCGCTCAATGCGTTTGGCTTTGGGATTAATTTCAATTACAGCATTTGCAGCAGCTGACCATGCATAAGCATCTAGTTCATCGCTGTCACCGTAATAACACTGCTGTTCTCGTTTGGCAGCATTCATACTGCTGGCTGCATAGGGTCTATTCATTTTAAAGTCACGGCGTCTAAACTGATGCATGTGAATAAACTCGTGACCCAAAATACAAGCAAAGTCTATGCAAAACTCTGCCCATTGCTCAGGTGTAACATCGTTTTCATTAAACAAAAGATGTTTCCTGATTTTGTGTATGCTGATTTCCATTTCAATTGGTGCAAGGCCTGCTTCGTCAAGTTCAGCATCATACAGTCCGGCCACTGGCAATTGATTGGGCAGTAAATTTAAACCTTTGGTCAAGGTAATTTTGCATTCAGGAAATGGCGCTGCCCTGCGGATTCTCTGCAACAACTGTTCAGCAGTCAGTCTTTGATCATATACTCGTTCGTATATACCAAACAGTCTTTGCAGTAATTCAAAATAATTCATTACTTAAACAGTATAAAAGCCATCAGCACAGATTGTCCAATAAACCCAACACCAATGGTAATAATATTTAACTGATCTTTAAGCAAAATGGCTCTACCAAACAACAAGACCAAACTGATGTAGATAAACAGCACAAGGTCGATGTTTGGTGGTTTGTCAGTAAGTCCGCTCATCAAAGCTAACATACTGGGCACGGTACTGAGATGCAGAGTGATTGCAGCCATCCAGCCTAATGTGTCAGCAGTTAAACTTTTTAAGTTATCAAGAAAGAATTTTTTCAACAGTACAAAAAACTTTAACAAACTGTAGTTCATTTTATTACCTATAAAAAATGTGTTGACCAATTTGAGCTATGCGTTCCTTGCGCCAGCCTGGACTGACATAGGTAGCATGATAGTACATTGCATCAGTTAAGCCTGGCAATCTAAAATTTTCCAGCAAAACTTTTTTAGCAACTTCTTGACTTTCTTTGTATAGGGGTGCGTACACTGGCTTGACCATGTGTGTGCTTTCACAGACCCAACTAAATTGACAAATTACCTTTTGGTAAAATGTATTTTTTTGATAAACAACACCACAGACATTGTCTGCAAACTTTCCTGATTGTACACGATTCATGGTAACTTGTGCAACCGCAACTTTACCTTCGAATGGTTCGGACGCTGCTTCCCAATAGATGTTTTTGGTTAAACAGTCCAATTGTCGTTCACGCTCGGCCAAGGTAATTGGGGGATTGATTTGGCCCTGAGCAATTTTAAATTTTAAGTTAGTAAATTTTGCTTGAACTGCTGTGTGGGCTAGTGCGAATAAAATTACGCCGGCCAGAATTAATAAAAATATTTTCGTTGACTTTATCACTCTGTCATAATATTGATTTGATATAGCTGTTGATGCCATATGTACTTTCTCCTTTCTAAAGAGTGTGTTTTTATATAACTAGAAGGAAACCGCTTAAGTATGCGTAGTTAATGGATTAACTGCATATATTATAGCGGTTTTTTTGGGTTTTTTCAAGTATTTTGAAGTATTTTATACTAGGCCAGTGACTTTGCCACCTGCATTACTGATGAAGAAATTATTTTTTGACTGATTCAAAATAGTACTGGCAATGTTTCCAGACACTGAATCTGTGGCCAAAGCAAACAACATGTAGTCAGTGCCGATGTTGTTTCTGTCTACAGCATACTCTGGTAACGAACTTACAAAACTAAAAATTTGACTGTTGTCACCGAATGGGGTAATTGAAATATTTGCTTTGATATAATTAGTATGTTCGATATGTAGATATTCGCAGGCTGTCATGTAATTGTCATTTATTTTACTAACAATGCTAGTCATGGCAGGATCAGCAACTATTGTGTTCAGCAATGCAAAATATTGTGCTATTTTTGCATCTTGTTGAACTTTCCACCAATTTGGGCCGCCGGTGCCTCCAATAGTTGTTGGATTACCATCAGCTGACTGCGTGTATTGAGGTGATGGAACAGGAGTGTACCTTTCTGCAGCTATTTTTTCTGATTCATTTAAAGCAACTCCGCCACCGTAACGGGTAATGTCAGATAAAATACTTATTATTTGTGGCCCATAGTCTGTAGCATAAAGTTCTGCTATGCCTTCATTGACCAGTTCTATATTTTCTGCATAATATCCAGATGCAGTACCTATAACATTTAACATTGATATTGGCGCATTGTTTGCAGCTAAAGGTAAAAAGGTTCTTAAACTGGCAATAAGTTCCGGAGTCAACAAACTGTCATTGGTTTTTAAATCTTCAATTGAATCGCTGGTTTCTTCTTGAATCTGTCTAATTAAATTTGAAACTTGAGCGCCCAAGGTAAAATTACTGCCCGGGGCTTTTTGATATAAATCCTTGCCAACTGCAGCTAAGTCTTTAAAGCCGCTGTCATTGACTAGGCCACTGGCAGATTCTATACTAGTATAACTCAATGGACTTGTAAAAAAATCTGTTGGGATGGTTGTTTTTAAAACTTGCTGAATTACAGCAAGATCAGTGGGATTAGTGATAGATGATAAAATTGAATTTAATTGTGCAGTGTAATTTGGATTTTCAATTTGTTGATACACAATACCAGAATTAAACAATTGATCACTTAAATTACCTATTACGCCAAGGCCTCGGTCTATCATGGTTTTTGTTACACCGTTACTAGTTCCAAAAATATTCAAAGGTATAGTTTCAACCAGCACACCTAAATTTTCAAATGCTTTTGGTAATGCTATACTGGCCTTGTATGCTGACCATCCTTGCGTTACAAGTTCATTATAACTTTTAAAACCGAAATATTCTAGATTTTTTTGTTCAGCTTCTAACAATCCCTTGGCATAGGCATTACAAGTAATCACATACCCTATTAGTTGATTAAAAGCATTTATAAAATAAAAATTGTCCCAACTGTTATTTCCTGACAACCTTTGTATTTGTAAATCTACATAATAAACAAAATTGCCTTGCATGTCAGTAAACTTTTCTGGCATTACTCCTGTCAATGCTGGCATAGCTGAATTAGCACCAAATGTACAAGTAGTGGGATCTCTCCAATATTGTCTAAAGTAGCCGTTCATCCAGGGCTGTGCTCGAACAGGTTCGTTAAAAGAAAATAATGGACCTGCATCATAATAAGTTATTGAACTAGGTTGTACCAATTGACCGGTAGCAACAGAAACATATTTTGATTGGCCGTATGCGTTCAAGCACTCTGCTACCATGTTGCCTAAGGCACTGATTGCCCCGCTGCCTAAAATGTTTATACCGTATCTATGATTACTTACATTAGAAGTAATATAACCAACATTACCAGTGTAATAACCGCCCCACCCATCATCAGTGATCAATGAAGCACTGTTAGCACTGATAATATTAATATTACCTAAAATACCATTGACATTACCACTGTAAACACTCATTTAAAAGTTTCCTTGTTATTCACCGTAGTCAGAACTGCCGGCTGAGTAACCGCCGGTGGTGCCGCTGGTGCTTTGATCACTGGCAACAGTTCCTGGGTCAAGACCTGGCATAGCTCCTTCACCCTGTCCATTAATACCTAAACTACCTAGTGTGCCGGCAGCGCCGTCAACACCAATGCCTGCACCATAATCTCCAATAAAACTACCATTGCCAACAGAACCACTTCGTATAAATGGCCCATAATATATCCAAGTACCGGCAGCTATTTCTGTTTGTTGACCAATTTTTACCCATTCATATCTATTTTCATCCGGGCCACAATCCTGTGCTCGTCTAAATACATAAACATCATTGCCATTGGCAAGATAAAATATACCAGTAATGTTTCTAGAAATATCCGGAACTCGTGGGAAACCAGTTCTAGGATCAAAGTCTAACGGACTTAGAACAAAGCTATCACAATAGTTTTTCATGGCCTGCAGAAATCTTGTATTAGGCGCAAATGCCAAAGGATTGCCCAAGGCCATATAATTAGCCAGTGCCAGCTGCAATGGCAGTAAAGAAGGATCTATTACAGGGCTGTTGTTTTCATAAGTAAACGGAATAGTTGCCATAAATTAACCAAAAATTACATCACTACTTGATGTTCGCACCCTGTGGCCGCATAAGCCAGGACTGCCTTTAACAACAGGAGGAAGTCCGTTTACTTTAACTACAAATGCAAGACTTCCTGTCGGTCCACCACAGTGTGCAGGAGGACAACCTTTTGCACCGCAACAGGGATGCGGGGTATACACACAGCCTAACAGTGCTACTGGTCTACCGTTAACAAAAACATCAGGACTAAAAGGTGCTGTAAGTACACCTCCTGGTCCTAGTATGTCCCCTACTCTTGCTGCTCCTGGCATAGCGATCCTGTTAAGTAATAATAGATCCTTTGCTGACTGTTTTAATGCCTGTAGTAGTTTGAATGTAGTGACTTTCCATTTCTGTGATTACAGGGGCATGCAACATTACATGCTCAGCGCGGATCTCTATAGCAGTATTTATATCCCCTGTAAACAGGCTCTGTACTAGTCCAATGCCTTGATTGCTGGGCAGTACTGTGCAGGGTCTATCCACCATCCAGTTTGCGCCGTTTATTGATTTGATTTTTGCTACGATTTCGTCGCCATTTACCATTTTAAATGCAACAATATCGCCTTCTTTGTATGATTTATTCAGTAACATTTGCTCGTTCCTTGAGTTCACTTTCTGTTAGCCTTGCTAGGCCTTGATATCCACCTTGCACAAACAGCGCACCGTCTTTGTAAATTTGAGGCACTGTTCTGTGTCCTTCGTTGACAATGAATTGTCTTGCTTCGGGATTTTCGTCTACACGAATTTCTTCAAATTGAATGTTTTTTAATTTAAGTAGGTTTTTTGCTTGATCGCAAAAAGGGCAGTTGGCTTTACTATAAACAGTCAGCATAGTTTTCCTTTGTTTATTTTAATTAGTCTTTGTTTTGGTGTTAGTTAAATTACTGGCAGTTCGTCGTAGTCTAAGTTATCACTCATAACGCCAATCACATAATTGGTTGATTCATTTTCTTGCAGTGCAGTTTGTTTTTTACTAGTGTCACTGTGTTTGTTGAACCAAGGAATAGGTGTGGTCTTGGGCGCAGGCAAATGATATTTAATACCGATATCATGCAGCGCTGATTTGGCCGTGTAGTCAACAAAGTCTTTAAGAATAGCTGATCCTAGTCCAATAACAGGACCCTTCTTAAACAAGTAGTCTGCCCATGCTTTTTCTTCTCGAATAACATCCATGTACATGGCATAGACTTCGTCTCGACATTCTTCTGCGGCCGCAGCAAAGCGTGGATCTTCTTTGACTACTTGATTGATTATCCAAGCTGTCCAACCTTTGTGTAGTAGTTCGTCTTGTAGGATCAGACTGATAATGTTACCATTGCCAATAAAGATTTTGTTCTCAACCATTGCTAGACTAGTGGCAAATGATACCATGAAACGGAATGCTTCTAGTGCATAACTTGCGTGTAGTGCTAGGTAAATTGCTTTAATGTGTTCTTCTTCGCCTACACTGAACTGTTCAATTTCTTTCTGGCAGTTGAGCTTATGTAAGTTATCGTAGTATTTGCCAACACTACTTGCCATATCAACAATCTCTTTAGTGTCATGGATAGTATTAAATACTTCCTTAGGCACATTATAGATGTTACGAATAATATGACTGTAACTGCGGCTATGAATATTTGTTTCAAAGAATGTCCAGTTATAAACTAATGCTTCTAACTCAGGCAACGATACAACAGGTGTAAAAATCTGACTAGGACCACGGCCTTGCAGACTATCTAAGGCTGTTTGTCTTAGTAAGTTACTGGTAAAGATATGCTTAACAGCATCGCTGGCTTCTTTAAAGTCGCTGGCATCTTTGGTTAAGCTGATTTCCTCAGGGACCCAAAAGAATCCTCTAGCGGTTTGTTCAAAGTCTACTACCTTTTTGTATTTGACTTCTTCAAACCTCTGTATGGTCACAGGACCTGCAGGATCCAAAAACATTTTACGATGCAAATAATCAGTAGCGGTGGCTAGGTTATATTGTTGTTTTGACATTATTTTCTCACATTTAAAACAGCATCTGCAAATGGATCAGGTGCTGCAACTGGATGCTGTTTACAAGCAGCAGCATTACCTTGGCCTGCTTCTGTTAAAAATTCAGTGCCTTTGGCAATTTGTGCTATAGGACAAGCGCAGTCAGCAACGGTAGTTCCATTGATTGGATCTTTTCTATAACGACACATCATACCCCAACAGTTAGCACTGCCCTGTGCTACATCGCCTGGACAGGCCTGTACTTTTGCTCTTGTAGCACTTTTGGGTGTTGTTACAAAGTTGCTGGCTTCTTGCGGATAATGAAATCTAGGTGCAAATAAACTCCATACTTGCGTTGTGGGATCATCTACTGAACACGAACCTTTCATGACACCTGCACTGGTGTCAGCAATGCTTTTACCTTCCAATACCGGGCAAGTACAAACTACTTCTGGATAAGTTTTACCATCGTTGGTTTTAATTTTTTTACCAGTTAGTTTGCAAGTGCTGGCTGCACACAGTGCGTACTTGCCTGAACAAATTGTTAATTCGCCAGCCGACACTGATACAGCAAATAACAAAGTTAGTGCTAGTAGAAATTTTTTCATATTAGTGATTTCCTGGTGGTATATGTGGACAATGTTCTTTTTGTCCGTGTCTTGTATGACAATGTGGGCAGAATGGTTCCATAATTAAGCCTCAATGAAACTGATCTGATTCTGTGCTTGACTTGTTGGCAACTGTGCTGGTAGCACCGACTGCTTCACTGATCAAATCAAAATAACTGACACCAACTTCACGCTGATGTCGAACTGTGGTAAAGCCGCGCTCTTGAGCTGCAAATTCACGCTGTTGCATTTCACTGTAGCCAGCCATACCTCTATCTTTGTATGCTTCTGCCAATTCAAAGGTAGCTAAGTTAACACTGTGGAAACCAGCCAGTGTAATGAATTGGAATTTGTAGCCCAGTTCACCTAGTTCACGCTGAAAAGTTTCACACTCATCCGCACTTAAAAACTTACGCCAATTAAAACTAGGACTGCAATTGTAGGCAAGCATCTGATCAGGATATACAGCGTGTATGGCATCGGCAAACTTTCTAGCCTGTGCAATGCTAGGCGTCGAAGTTTCAAACCAAAGGAGATCACTGTAAGGGGCAAAAGCAAGACCTCTGCTAATACAAGCATCAATACCATTTTTAAATTTGTAAAAACCTTCTTCAGTACGCTCATTAATGATAAAATCCTTGTCTAATGGATCATGGTCACTGGTAATTAAAGTTGCAGCCTCTGCATCAGTACGGGCCATAATCACTGTGTCTACTCCTGCTACATCAGCAGCCAATCGTGCGGCATTTAGTGTGCGAATCATTTGACTTGTTGGTACTAGTACTTTACCGCCCAAGTGACCACATTTCTTTTCACTTGCTAATTGGTCTTCAAAGTGTACACCTGCGGCACCTGCTTCAATCATGGCCATCATTAGCTCGTAGGCGTTTAACGCACCACCAAAGCCTGCTTCAGCATCAGCAACAATAGGCAAGAAGTAGTCTATGGGTAACTTAAATTCAGTTTTATCGTAAATCTCACTCCACTCAATTTGATCAGCACGGCGGAACGCATTGTTTATACCCTTAACAACATTTGGTACACTGTTAACTGGATATAGACTTTGATCTGGATATGTTTGTAGTGCTGTGTTGTTTGCAGCAGCTACTTGCCAGCCGCTCAAGTAAATTGCCTTAAGACCTGCCTTGGCATGTTGTACAGCCATCTGTCCATTGTATGCTCCAAGTGTATTGACATAAGGCTCTTTGGCCAGCAGTTCACGCAGTTTTGCAGCTCCACGCTTGGCCAGTGTGTGTTCAACTTGAACACTGCCTTGTAATCGGTTAACTGTTTCCACAGTATAGTTTCGTTTTTTCATTTTAACTCCAAATAAATTCGATTGTCTTGTACTTTAACCTTAGTCACAGACTGTTCTTTACCGTCTTCAGTTACGACATACACAGGCACTTCGCTAGAATATTTGTTTAAATTATCTGTGTGGCTAAGTTGCATGAAAATGTTTGCCCATGCAGCTTTAAGCTGCTGTTGAATATCGTATGCGTCCATGATTTACAACTTACACGACTCGCATGATTCTTGATCTTCAAACTCTAACGCACTGATACTGCTGCTGATCTGTGCTTCAGGCTGATTTTCCTGCATGTCAGCTTTGGCGCCTTGCTTGTTGATAAGACTGTAATAAAATGTTTTTAGTCCCCACTTGTGTGCTTGCATGAGATTTTTTGCAATCAGTGTAGTAGGCACTTTGCGTCCGGGGAAATGTGCAGGATTGTAAAAAGTATTGGTTGAAATACTTTGGTCAACATAAGCAGCTAACACAGCGGCTGTTTTCAAATATCCCACACAGTCTTTCTGTTCCCACATCAATTCATATTTGTTCTTTAGTTTAGCATAGTCAGGTGCTACTTGTGTAAACGATCCTGCTTTGCTTTCTTTAACTGTAATCAAGCTCATAGGCATTTCAATGCCATTGGTGCTGTCAATGACTACACTGCTGCTTTCTACAGGAGCAATGGCCATCAGTGTGGCATTACGAACACCCCACTGCCTCATATTAGTTCTCAGTGTTTCCCAATCTAGCTCCGGTTTAAAGTCTGCTAGTTCGTTGACACCCTCGGCTCTTAGTTCCCAAGGGAAAATGCCCTGGCCATATCTTGTTAGGTCACTGTGACTGCATTTGCCGCGCTCGCGAGCTAGATCCACAGTGGCTTCTGTTAAGTAGAATGCTTGATGTTCCATCCACGATTTAACATCTTGCAGTGCATCCTTGTCGCCGTATTTGAATCCACGGCGTGCATGCCAGTTAGCCAAATTAGTTACACCAATACCTAGTGGTTGAATTTCTTTGTTGCTTAACTCACTTTGTATGGAAAGAAAATCTTGATAATCCAATATATTGCAAAGGCTGCGCTGTAAAATGCGACAAGCCCTACGCATATCTTCAGGATTACGGAACGCACCCCAGTTAATCGATCCAAGAGTGCAGAGGGCAATGCGGCCGTCAGGATCATCAAGACGCTTAAAAGGACGAGTAGGTAAAAGTATCTCACAGCATAGGTTACTTTGATAAATGGTATGATATTCAGGATTGAAAGGACCTTGGTTCATGACATTGTCGATAAACACAAGATAAATTCTACCTGTGTCAGTGCGCTCTTTGAGTATGCCACCTTTGAACACATCTTCAGCGTTCATGGTCTTTTTACGAAGTCCCGGAGTCTTTTCATATTTGACATATAGTTCTTCAAACAGTTTTACATTGCTATAAAATGCTTCATACAAGTCCGGCACTTCATTGGGATCAAAGAAAGTAATGTTTTCTTTGTTCTTAAATCGTCTCCAGAAGAAAGCACTTAATACAACACCGTAGTCCATGTGTCGAACTCTAGTTTCTTCGGTACCTTGGTTGTTCTTAAGAACAATGAGGTCATCGAACTGATGATGCCAAATAGGATAAAACACAGTAGCACTTGCGTTACGAATGCCGCCCTGACTGCAACTACGAAGGTCGCCGAACCATTTCTTTAGGAATGGGATCATACCTGTGTGCATAATCTCGCCACCGCGAATGGGCGATCCTAATGGGCGTAAGCGACCAATTTCTAAACCAATGCCAGCTCGCTTGCTGGCATACTTGGCCATCATTTCACCAGAGGCGAAAATACTATCCAGGTCATCATCGCTACGAATAAGAACACAGCTTGAAAACTGTTTTGTGGGGGTGCCAAGACCAGCCAATACAGGAGTAGCAAGAGTAAACAAACCATCACTGGCAGCATTGTAATATTCCTTTATATAACGCATACGAGCCGTGTTGGGCTCTTCATTGTGAAACACTGTGGCTGCTGCAATCATGTAACGGACCTGCGGAGTTTCATAAATTTCTTTAGTAGCACGATTGCGTACTAGATATTTTTCTATTAGCTGTTCGATAGCCGCATAACCGTACTGTTCATCTTTTTCATGATCCAGCATTTCATTCATTCTGTCCCAGTCTGCTTCTGTGTACCACTCTAGTAATTCAGCAGTATACAGGCCTACTGCAACATTCTTTTTTACAATGTCGTAAAGATGTGGCACTTCGTAACTGCCATAAACATCTTTACGCAACATGCTGAGTCTTTGCTTGCCAGCCACATATTGATAGTTTACATGACCTACATCAGGATTTGATTCTACATCAATGAGGTCAACAATGGCTCTTAGAGTAAGTGCGTCGATTTCTTTTGTGGTAATGCCGTCAAAAAACTGTGGATGTGTTTTGATTTCAATCATACTTTGACTGACATCTGCTACACCTTTACATACTTTTTGAATCTGTGCTTGCCACTTTTCTAGATTTAATTGTTCTTTCGTGCCGTTGCGTTTTATAACTTGAATCATTGCGCTCAATCTCTTATTGTAATAGTTCTAACCCTAAATCCTCAACGGATATAGTTTTCTTTAATTTTAAACTGCTGCTAACCTGTGTTTTATTTAATACGGCATCATGTTCCATATTAAGAACATATTTCCCTTGTTCAACAAATAATAAATTATATTGCGCCATGGATGATGGATCAATATATACTCGTATTTCTACTTGGGGCTTGTGCTCACTGAGATACAAAGTATACAACATTCCAAGGGCAATTGCAAGATTACAGTAGTAGTTTTCGAATATTAATTCCCATGGTCCAGGCCAGTTTTTGACTTCATCCAGTGTTAGATAGTATTTTTGATATGGAGCATAACTCCACATGTGTTCGGTGGCCTTTACTGCTGCCTCCAGCGGCAAGGCACTGATTTGATGTCTAAAATCCTGCCATAACCTCAATCGGTCATAGGGCATTTCATTCCAAAAATTATTCAATTATTACCAAGAAACTGATGTAAAACTATATTTCATATTGGCGTCAAGGCCAGTATTAGTTGTTTTGTATTGAACACATGCAACATAACCCAGCATGTTAACCGATAATGTTACGCCGATATTTGCCGATTCAACAAAAGTATCGCTGTATGCCACTGCTGTAGCATTACTGGCAATAACAAGTTGGCCTGTTTTGTAATCTGCACCACGCTGAATGCTGTAGTCAACAGTTACACTAGGAGTAGTGTTGGCAAAATACAATACACTGCTTGAATTGGAAGTAATGTTGGCATTTGAACTGGTGTTATTAGTAAGAGCATCTGCCAGTACAAATACACCTACCGCCGGTAAATCATTTTCTGTCAGGATTCTTGTATTTCCTACTTCAGGTGCGCCTTCAGCCAGTGTACCATTACCAATATAAAGTTCCTGTGAATCTACTGCCCAGCCCAGTTCTGCACTGGCCAGCTGTGGTAAGTTTTCTGCAACGCCTCTGCGATGTTTAATTTGACTGATTTGAACTATAGCCATGTTCTATTATCCTAATGTTGTATTTAGTACAACCGATAATACTGCTCTATGCGATTGAGCCACTTGTTGGTCCAGTCTTCAAATTCTTGGCCTTCTACTGTAAATTCTTGATACTCAAAATTACCGCTGCACATTAAAATTACACCCTGTTTAATGTCTGTTCCGTGTGTTTCGTTGTGTGCCAGTGCATAGGCCGCCAGCTGAAGGAAATAATCTTCAATCCACTCACGCTTTTTAGGTTTATTAGTCTGTTTAAAGTCTAATATTGCAGGTTTTCCATTCCAAACCGCTACACAGTCTGTGGTTCCAGCGTACAAACCACTACAGTACAAAGGTACTTCTACGCCCCAATATTCCTGCACTCGTTTACCTAGTCCTTCAAAGATAATGGTATTGGCCATACCGTGACTTTGTTTGCTAAAGGGATTAGTGCCAGGTTGTCCCAGTTCTCCATCTTTAATGAAGTTTTCTAACCACTTGTGCATTCTAGTGCCTCGGTTAGCAGCTTCGGTGGTGATCTGTTGTGCAGCTGCTTCGCCTACACTCTTGCGCCAACGCTGTAGTGCTTGAACTTTTTCTTGAGGTTTTGTAGCATCTAAGATTGTGGTAACTGAGGGAACTTTTGAACCATCGGGCAGACAGTAGTGTCTACGGCCATCAATGCTTTCGCGATTGATCGCAGTGTAATTAAATTTTTGTAATAACATTAAACTCTAAAACTTTCTCCGCAACCGCAACGATCACGCTCATTTGGATTGGTGAATTCGAATCCTTCATTTAGTCCGTTTCGCTTGTAATCTATTGTAAGTCCCTGCAAGTAAACACAACTTTTTGGATCTACAAATATCTTACAGTCAGCACAGTCAATGCAGTGATCTTCAGGCCGGGCAGTGTCTACATATTCTAACACATAAGCAAGTCCGCTGCAACCGGTAGTTCGAACACCAACACGAAGTCCCAAACCTCTTCCTCGTTTGATTAACTGTTGTTGAACTTTTCTGGCTGCTTGTTTAGTTAGTGTTATCATGTCGCTTACGATAATCTGCTATTGCAGCTTTAATGGCATCTTCTGCCAAAATGCTGCAGTGTATCTTAACTGGTGGTAGTGCTAGTTCTTCAGCAATTTGTGAATTCTTAATAGTATTAGCTTGATCTAAAGTTTTACCTTTGACCCATTCTGTTACCAAACTGCTGCTGGCAATAGCCGAGCCGCAACCATAAGTTTTAAATTTGGCATCTGATATAATACCAGTTTCGGGATCAACTTTAATTTGAAGACGCATTACATCGCCCTAACCGCACGCTGGGGCGCCGACTAAACCGGTCCCAACGTGCGTATTCTCCTTATCAAATGTTCCAACATTTCTTGGATGTTCGTAATGATCAATCACGGCTTGACTATAGGCCATATTAACCTCCTCAGTAATTATACTGTATTTAATCAGTCTTGTCTACGCTTCATGGCGCTTTTGGCCATGTTGGCAACTGTCTGTTCTGGATTGTCTACAGGAGCTCCTTGAGCTTCTGGCTCTTCAGGATTATTAACACTGCTGTAGCTGTGTGTTACGAACACAATTTCGTCGGGTGTAATTTGTTTCACTATGTTCTTCATAGCAGGAATTTCTTCATTGGCTGCTCTTAGATCATCTACTGTAAAACTTGAAAGTCCTGTATTTTGAATCAGTCTAACAATAAACTGTACAGGCAGTTTGGCCTGTAGCTCACCTTGATCAACTTTGCTTTTTACAAGACTTAACACAGTGACAATACTGCTGTGATCGTCACTGGTTTCAGTCACGCGAACGAAATCGCTGGCTCGCATTATCGTCTTTCGCGGCCCAGTTCTTCTTCACCACCTGCGGCTGCATCGGCTGTGGCAAAGTCTTCACCACCTGTTTCCAAGTCAGCTCCTGGCTCAGGCATTTCGGTACCACCAACAGCACCAGCACCGCCTAGTGCCATTGGCTCAGCAACTTGCTCACCTGCCAGTTGACGACTGCCGTTGTCCAAGCTGTCACGAGCAGTGTTCAGTGAATCCATTAAACCCTGTAGTGCGCCTGTAGCAGTGGTCTTAAACTGATCTGCTTGAGCAGCGCCTAGCTGGTCACGAATAGTGTCTAGCAGTGGGGGAAGCTGTTCGTTTAGCATTTTACTGGCATCTGTAATCATGTCTTGAATGCTGTCTACCATGTCTTTGGCTGCTAGTACTGCTTCAGCAGTTTCTAATTCGCCTTCTGTTAATAGTCTGTTGTCACGCAACCAAGCATCAACGCCTTCTTTGACCATGAACATTTCCATATATTTTGGATTCTGTTCAGCAGTATGAATGCCATAGCTTTTACGGATTTTGTTTAGACTTTCTTCAATGGCAATGCTAAGGCGCTGGGCTTTTGCATAAGTCATGTTGTCATAGTCTACTGTAAAACCAAAGCGGCTTTCCATTACTTTATTAAGACGCTGTGTTTTCTTAGGTGCAAGTTCTTTTAAATTCATAATATGGTGTCCCAAATCTTACTGTATTTATGCGTTAGCATTGTTTTCTTGAATTCCGATTCAG